AAGTCATCCGCTTTGCATTGTCTCAGATGATAAAGGATTTCTTCACCGTTATAAGTTTTTAAACGTTCCTGCTTGATATCATCTTCATCGAACTCAAATAACTTGCTATACGTTGTAGTTTCTTCAACAGTTAACAAGATATCGCGAATGCAATCAGGATTTAATTTCATATGTATTTCTCCTTTCATATGTACTCGGCCTAATAGCCTGTAAGGAGATTGTACCACAATATAACATAATATTCCATAAGGAGGACGAGCAATGAAAAAGATAATGTTTGATGAAAAAGAGAAAAATAACATCAATAAAAAGCCTGTTAAGACCTGGAAGGGTTTTAATGAAGGCGCAGGTTTTATTATTGAAAACGGTGAAATTGTAGGTTTTGAAAAATAAGAATCTTAAGGAGGAAAAGAAAGAATGTGCAGATTTAAAAGCGGAATTATTTTAAAGAATAGGATTTACATAGGAATGAAGGACAGCCATTCAGACATGCTTGAAGAAATGGAAATTGAGGACACTTACGAAAACGCTATTAAAAAGTTTGTAAGAGCAGAGCTAATTCCGGTTAATGATGAATGGTGGACGGACCCGGCAGACTGGAAAATTAATGTAGACCAGGACGAAGTACCGGATTGGTTTGAACTTGACAGAGAGAAATATGAAAAAGACTTCCGAGAAGCTGTAAAAGTGTGGTGGGACGAGCATGTGCTTGTTGATAAAAAAATTGATGAATTAAGCAACGGATACTACAGGCTTAAAAGATGTGAAGTTAAAAAGCTTTTGAAAGATGTACAGATAATGTCCGACAGCTCCACGGTACAGAGAATGTACGACAGCTCCACGGTACAGAGAATGTCCGACAGCTCCACGGTACAGATAATGTACGACAGCTCCACGGTACAGAGAATGTCCGACAGCTCCACGGTACAGATAATGTCCGACAGCTCCACGGTACAGGAAATGTACGGCAGCTCCACGGTACAGAGAATGTACGACAGCTCCACGGTACAGAGAATGTCCGACAGCTCCACGGTACAGATAATGTCCGACAGCTCCACGGTACAGATAATGTCCGACAGCTCCACGGTACAGAGAATGTACGACAGCTCCACGGTACAGATAATGTCCGACAGCTCCACGGTACAGGAAATGTACGGCAGCTCCACGGTACAGAGAATGTACGACAGCTCCATTGCCAGAAACTACTCAACCGGAAAAATTGAGGTTGCCGCAGAAACAAGGCTGGAAGTGGTAAAGCATGTTAATAAAGAAACTGAATAATAAAACTGCCCTTAGGTACTGGCATACCCGAGGGCAGAATATCAAAATAATCTACTGAAATAATAACAGAAAGAGAGGATTTGTCAAGATGGCAAATAAAATTCAAATCAAAAAGTTTTTGGAGGGTAAGAAATACGAAGCTATTCGCAAGCTTAATGAATCCAGTGAGAAAGAACAGGAAATAGCAACAAATAATTTTTACACTGCATACAAACCAAACTTTAATTTAATAATTACTCATTTAGAAGATATACATAACGAATATAAGGCATTAATGAACACTTTAACAGGACTTTCTTTAGTTGAGTTCAGTAAACGATACAGCGGCCCAAGTCATGTATTTAATCAATTAGAATCTGATCTTAATGAAAATAGTCTACGTAAATATTTTTTGGTTATAACAGAAGCGCAAAAAATCAAAGCACATTATGAAACCAAGATTAATGAAACAGAAAGAGAGTATAACAACCTTATTGCCATTTGCCAAGCCAGACCAGCTGCTGAAAGTCTAAAAGCTCTTGAAGAAATTGGATTTAATATATCGGAAATTGAAGTAAAACCGGAAGAGTGTACAGCGTTACTTACCTCTATTGATGCCACTAAATTATTCGTGTAGGAGGAATGTTATGAATCCTGATATGAACAGCATATATGATGCCTACGAAGCAGAACAGGGCCGGCAGGAACGCAGGCGTGAACGATTGGAACATGAAAATGAACTGGAATTTACAACGGTTCCGGATGATTATGGGCAGCATCAGGAGTGTTACCCAGGTAAGGAGGATTAATGGCAAGTTTATATGAAATAAATCAACAAATATTAGAATGCGTTGACATGGATACCGGTGAGGTTATCGATACTGTTAGGCTGGATCAGCTCAATATGCAATGGGACCAGAAGATTGAAAGTATGGTCCTTTGGTATAAAAACCTTTGCTCTGATGCAGAAGCCTATAAGCAGGAGAAAAGGAGTTTCGAAGAAAAGGAAAAGGCCGCGAGAAGTAAAGCGGAATCAATTAAGACTTACATTGAAACTGCGCTACAGGGTCAGAAGTTTAAGACAACTAAAGCCAGCGTATCTTATCGAAAGTCTGAACAGGTGGAAGTATTTGATATCAATGTTCTGGATGATGATTATCTGAAATACGCAGAGCCGGAAATTAACAAGTCTAAGATTAAGGAATCTATTAAGTTTGGAATACCGGTGCAGGGTGCCAAGCTGGTTGAAAAGAATAACATACAGATTAAGTAAGGAGAGTGATAAATCATGAGTAAGGTTATATGCATTGCCGGGGAAAGTGGAGCCGGTAAAACTACAAGCTGCAGAAACCTTGACCCTAAGACAACTTATTACATAGATTGTGATAAAAAGGGGTTGTCGTGGAAGGGATGGAAAGACCAATATAATGCAACCAATAAAAATTACACAAGAACTGACTTTCCACAAATAGTCTTACAGCTGCTTAAATGGATAAACGGAGACCGTCAAACTAATGATAAACCTCCAAAGCAAGATACTACAGGATTACATATTAAAACAGTCATCATAGACACCATTAATGGAATTATGGTTTCAGATGAAATGAGAAGGTCAAAGGAAAAAGGGTACGACAAATGGATGGATTTAGCATCCAGTATCTATGAAATCATTGATTATTCACTGACTATGAGGGATGATATCACAATTATTTTCATAGCCCATACGCAGACTGAAAGAGACGATGATGGTTATTCATTTACCCGGATAAAATCATCTGGTAAGAAGTTGGACAAAATCACACTGGAAAGCAAGTTTTCAACCGTTCTATTAGCAAAGTGTATTGATGGTAAATACATCTTTGAAACTAAGGCTAATCGTTCGACAGCTAAATCACCAATGGGAGCCTTTGAAGAAGCAGAGATAACTAATGATGTAGTTGAGGTTGTCAAAGCCTTGGATGAATTTTAGGAGGGGTTGCGAGTGAACGAGTGGTCAGAAGAAACTGAAAAGGTAGTTGATATTTTGCTGGAAAATCAATTTGAAGAAGTTAATGTATATAACTTTGGAAAACAAGTAAATGTCGCTGACAGGGACGGAATAATTCAATCATTTTATCCAACTACTGGAACAATTTTACTACATAGCAGTAACGAAAGAGGAAATAAAGCTAAATCAATAAGAGATGAAACCTTTGAAACGTTTCTTGATTTTATAAGTAACCCAATAAGAATCAAACAATTATTCTATTAAAAAAGGAGATTAATATTATGAAAAAATTTACAGGATATGCAGAGGCTACAACATTTACAGAAAGACCTAGATTACCAATTGGTGGGTATGTATTAAGAATTATGGATGCAAGAGAGCTTACATATTCATGGGGCAGCGTGTTAAAGATTGATTTTGATATTGCAGAAGGAGAGCAAAAAGGTTTTTACCAGAAAGATTTCGATTCTCAGACGCAAGAAGATAAAAAGTGGAAGGGATCTTTCAGACTAAACATTCCAAAGGATGACGGCTCAGAGCAGGACGCATGGACCAAGAGCAAGTTTAAAACAGTTATTGAAGAAGCTATCGAGGTATCTAATTCAGGTTATCAGTGGGATTGGGACGAAACCAAGCTAAAGGGTAAGATAGTTGGCGGTATCTTCAATAACAAAGAGTGGGAAATGGATGGAGATTCTGGATACAAGAGTGGATTCTTTACGAATTGCAAGAGCCTGATATCTGCAGAAAAGATAAGAAAAGACGACTTCACCATTCCTGCAGATGACTTAATTCCAGATGGCAAAAGAATATCTAAAAAACCTACATCTACAGAGAGCGGTGACGGCTTTATGAATATTCCAGATGGCGGATTAGATGAATTACCATTCGGAAACTAAAGGTAAGTGCCAATGAATAATTTCGACATAGGAAAGGTCCTTGAAAGCATCACTATAACCATTGATACCAGAGAACAGGACACAGACAGACTAAAACGCAGAATCGAAGAAATGCAATGTAATACAGAGCGTGCTTGTCTTAACTATGGAGATTATTCCTGCAAATGTATTATGCCAGGTGGAGAGGTGTTAGACTTCTCCACAATGGCAGTAATCGAACGAAAAATGAATCTTGATGAATTATGTCTTTGCTTTGGAAAAGAGCGTAAAAGGTTTAAATCGGAGTTCGAGAGGGCTAAGGATAATAACTGCAGAGTATATCTCTTAATTGAAAATGCATCATGGGAACATGTTTTACTTGGTAAATACAGAAGTAAATATAATTCATTGGCTTTAACTGCCAGTATATTGGCATGGATACCAAGATATAACATTATACCAATAATGTGCAAAGCTGAGACTAGCGGTAAATTAATAAAAGAGATCATGTACAGAGAATTAAAAGAATATTTAGAAAATCTGGAAGAAGGTGGAGAAGCTGAACGAGATAACTCCATACCAAGCAGCGGTTGAATACATAAATAGAGGTCTTGCAGTATTTCCACTTAAATACAAAGGGAAAACGCCATTAACGGCAAATGGTTGCAAGGATGCGACCACTGACGCTGCAGTTGTTAAGGCATGGTGGCAAAGATGGCCCAATGCAAATATAGGAATTGCAACAGGTCAAAAAAGTGGTGGATTAATCGTTATTGATTTAGATATAGACGAGAACAAAGGCTTAGATGGATACCATACTTTACGCGATTGGGAACATGATAATGGTAATTTACCTGATACTTGGCAATCCATAACCGGGAGAGGTGGAAACCATTTATTTTTCAGAAGTCCTAAATCTGTTGGAAATAGGGCTGGAATACTTGAAGGTGTAGACATAAGAGGAGATGGTGGATATATAGTTGCTCCACCCTCCATGCACCAAAATGGCAAGAAATATGAATGGGAGCAATCTCCGGAAGAATTTGAATTAGCAGAAGCAGATGACACAGTATTTAGATTACTCGATACCAAAAATACTAATTCAAATGATTCAGAATTTAAGCCACCTGAAATTGTTCCGTCAGGAAAAAGAAATGATATTATGTTTAAATTTTCTTGTAGTTTACAGTCCAAAGGATTGACGGATGAAGCTATAATCGCAGCTATTAAAATCGAGAATGATAAAAGATGTAACCCACCATTACCGGAAGATGAATTAATGCGAACTATCAAGAGCGCATTAAAACATGAAAAAGGTGTAAAAATAACTCAAAAACCAAATCAGGTTGACAACCCAGTAAAAGCTAAAAGCGTACTTGAAGTAAAAGCAAGACTTGAATTTAACGAAGAAACAGGTAGGCTTATCCAATCCATTGATAATGTGTGTGAAGTATTAAGACAGGATCCTAATTTATCCGGGAAAATAAGATATAACACTTTATCCTATGCACCTTTTGTTTTCGGTGATTTACCATGGTGCAAGGGTGGGTACAGAGAATGGAATAATACAGATGATAGTAACTTAAAGTGTTACATTGAATCAACTTATGGACTTAAGAACCTTGAAAAAATAATGGAAGCGTTAAACATTGTGATTAATGAAAATAAGTTCAATCCGGTAGTTGAATACCTGGAACAGATTGAATGGGATGGTAAGCCGCACATTGAAAATTTATTAAGTGATTATTTAGGAGTTAAGAAAGATAAATATTCCGTTGAATGTATGAAGTTGTTTATGTTAGGTGCCATTAACCGGGCATATTATCCAGGATGTAAATTTGATTATATGCCGGTACTGGTTGGAGAACAAGGCGTTGGAAAGTCTACTTTCTTCAAGATTTTAGCTGGTAATGATGATTGGTACAATGACAATTTTAATACAGTCGATGGGGACAAGGCTACGGAAAAACTCCGTGGCATGTGGATAGTGGAATTAGCCGAGTTATTGGCTGTTAAAAAGGCACAGGCAGTTGAATCCATAAAAGCTTTTATAACATCTACTGTAGACACTTACCGACCTCCATATGGCAGGCGCACCGAGCAGCGACCGAGAGTGTGCGTGTTCGCAGGAACTACAAATAGCACTCACTTTCTGACTGACAGAACTGGTAACAGAAGATACCTTCCTTTAATGGTTAATAAATCAGAAGTTAAAAAATCTATGTTTGATAATCGGGAAGCTGTTCAGGAGGATTTTAGACAGGCATGGGCCGAAGCTTTACACATCTTTAAAACTCAGAATCCTAGATTAGTGCTGCCAGAAGAATTAATGCAAGTAGTTAAAGATATTCAAGGAAGCTATATAGAAGAAGATGTAAGAGTAGGTATCATACAAGAATGGTTAGACAACACAAAAGAAGATTATGTATGTGCTGCTATGATCTATGAATTAGCTTTAGGTAATGAAAGGCAAAAACCCGATAGAAGAGCATCTAATGAAATTCACGATATTATGGAACATTCTATTAAACATTGGAAGAAAATTTCTAATGAACATGGAGGACGGAAAAAACTCAAAGTTTACGGAACGCAAATTTGCTACGAACGGGTGGCGCGTGACGATGGCGGGGGTGACGGTGAAGAGTTCCATAAAAATTATGATATCTCTGAACTGCCTTTTATGACTTAAAAGGTTACTATAAAAAAGATAGTAACCTCCTAGTAACCTTCTAGTAACCTCTACAACCCTTATATTTACTATGTTTTCTCTTAAAGGTTACTAAGGTTACTAGAAAATGAGTAAAAGACTAGAAAAAACATAGAGATAAAAAAGGTATATATAAGGATTTTTAGTAACCCTAGTAACCTTTTGGATATAAAAGTGGTTCAAACAAGCATAAATACTGGATTTTTAAGGTCACTAAAAAGGTTACTAGAAAATTCAACTTTTAGGAAGAGTGATTTTATGAATAATATACCAACACCATTAGAAGTAAAAAATATATTTAAAGATACTTATTTATATTATTTAAAGTTTATTAATTCTTCTTCTGAATCAGATTATCAATTGATGCGTGATGAAGGAAAGGCCCTGTATGAAAAATATCCATTTCAGCTATGTAAGGATATTCTGATGGATTCACAAATAGTGATTGAAGGGAGTAAAAAATGAAATGCCCATACATAAACCCAACATATGAGTGTCTTACCTGTAAATTTGATGATTGCACTCGTGATGAAAGGCAAGACCAAAGAGAACACGACAAAATATATTACTCAAACAATAAGTCAAAAATCAGAGCAAGGCAGCATGACAGATATTACAGCAGTTTAGAAATATCTAGGGAATATTATCGGGATAAAGCAAAAGTGAATTATGACACAGAAAAGAATACTGCAAAATGCCATAAATATTACATCGATAATATTGAAAAGAAAAAGCAGTATGACCGTGACAGATATTACAGACAGAAAGCAGAAAAGGAGAAGGTGAAGCAGTGAAGAAACAATGCCAGGAATGCGAATATCTGGATACTTCCAGAAAACAGCAATATGGAAAGGCATACTGGTACGGATGTGGATTAAGGGCGGAGGGATATATATCTACCTGGATTAACACAGATGCGTTATTGCCGCAAGTAAGTTGCAATCCTCCCGTTTCAGATGATGAAGAACCAGAGAGTGAAGAAGTAAAGCAAATGACTATATTTGATATTCTTTAACGATAAAAAATAGAAAGGAGTTGGAGCTCCGGCCGGGTAAAGATATATCGGCTCCTTTTCGATGAAGATGGAAAATACCAAATTTAAAAAAACATACAACGAAGTCCGGACGATGCAAGCTATCCCATACGAAATAAAAATCGAGATGTCTAGAAGAAGAATTATTGAGTACGCAGAGTATTATGGAGCTGATAAGCTTGCGGTTGCCTATTCGGGAGGACTTGATAGTACTATGGCTTTACACTTTATCAGGAGTATATATCCAGAGGTTAAGGCGATATCGGTTCTTGCGATAGAGTGTAAGGAAAACATAGAGCAAATAAGAACTACAGAAAATGTTGAGCCGGTGGCACCAAGATACACGCAACAGCAAGTTATAAAGAAGTTTGGATATCCGGTAGTAAGCAAAAAAACATCGAAAGCCATTAGAAGATTAAGAAACCCTTCGGAGAGAAATCTAAAATCCAGAAATCTTGCCCTAACAGGGATAACATCGGAAGGGAAGAAGGCGGGAACATATAAACTTGCAATAAAGTGGAGATTTTTAATTAATGCACCGTTTGAAATATCTGACAGATGCTGCTATTACATGAAAGAAACTCCAATGATAAATTATGCAAAGAAAAAAGGATATGCCGTAATTCTTGCCACTATGGCAGAAGAAAGCAAATCTAGGATGGACGGTTACTGCAAAAGAGGACACTGCAATACATTCGATGAGCTTGGACTTTCCACCCCTTTTATATTTTGGACCCGAAATGATATGTTACGGTACATAGATGAGAACGGAGTAAAAATCAGTGAAGCTTATGGAGAGATAAAACAATTTGAAACAGGTGAATATTATACGACTAAGGCACAAAGGACTGGCTGCCCTATATGTATGTTTGGAATGGACAGGGAAGGGAAAGACGGTAATCCAAATCGGTTCCAAAGAATGTATTACGATGATTATAAAATGTGGTACAAGGCTGTTTTTGAGTGGGGATACAAAGAAGTACTTGACTACTTTATTGAAAATGGATTTGTGAATTATCAATACTATCCTAGCGAAATTCTTGAAAAAATGAAGATTGAAGAGGAAGAGAAAATAAACGGTCACCAGATGAATATATTTGATTACCCAGAAGTGATACCAAATTAAGGAGCGTGATTATGAACACAGAATTAATGTTTAGCAGTAAAACGGATAAATGGGCTACTCCACAAAGGTTTTTCGATGAGTTGGATAAAGAATTTAATTTTACTCTGGATCCTTGTGCTGATGAAACAAATCATAAATGTGAAAAATACTACACAGAGGAACAAGACGGACTAAAACAAGATTGGGGGGGCAATATAGTGTTTTGCAATCCTCCTTACGGAAATAAAGAAACTGGAGAATGGACAAAGAAGTGTTATGAAGAATCATTAAAGCCTAATACAACGGTTGTCTTACTTATACCAGCAAGGACGGACCGCATATCTTTTCACGAGTACATATATGGAAAAGCGGAGATCAGATTTGTAAAAGGACGGTTGAAGTTTGGAGATAGCAAGGATCCTGCACCATTTCCGAGTATGGTAGTTATTTATAGATAGGAGCGTGATTATAACAGAAAGCATATTTGAAAACATTGATTGTATGGTTGGTATGCAGAGGTACCCGGATAAATTCTTTGATTTGGCAATCGTAGACCCTAACTATGGACGGAAAGAACATGGAGGAAAAAACCGGAGTGGATTTGTTAAGCAGAAGAACGGAAGCCGGATTTATGTAAGAGATGGTGGATATCAAAAAGGTAATTGGGATAACCATCCTGCAGACAAGGCATATTTTGATGAACTCATGAGAGTAAGTAAGAACCAGATAATATGGGGCGAAAACTATTATGCTGATAATTTCGGTTCCGGTAGGATTGTGTGGGATAAATGTAATGACGGCTCTGACCAATCGGATTGTGAAATTGCTTATAACTCATTAACTGACAGAGTAGACATTATCCGGTATATGTGGCGCGGAATGATGCAAGGTAAATCCATTACTGAAGGTTGGATACAGCAGGGAGATAAATCCAAGAATGAAAAACGCATACATTCCACTCAGAAGCCAGTTATTCTCTATGAATGGCAGTTACAAAAATATGCTAAGCCCGGCTGGAAAATACTCGACACACACGTCGGAAGTGCAAGCAGCTTAATAGCCTGCCACAAGCTCGGATTTGAGTATGCAGGCTTTGAATTGGACGAAGGTATATATTCCCTTGCCTATGACAGATTGGAAGCTTATAAGGCACAATTAAGCATATTTGATATCGGAATAGAAAGGTTGAATGGTTAGGATAACCGGGAAGGAGTTATATGAGGTTCATAGATGCAGATAAATTAAAAGAGTGCTATACGGGAACTAATGGTGTTGATGATAAGGCAACATATGCGAGCATAAGGGCAATGATTGATAACCAATCTACTGCTTATGATGTTGAGAAAGTTGTTCAAAAACTGAGAGAACATAACTATTACAGCATTACCGTAGAAGATGCAGTAAAAATTGTGGAAGGTGGCGGCCTGGATGAGTGATTTAATAAGCCGTAAGGCATTGATGAAAGATATAAGTGAATCATATATATTCGATGGAGAGTTCAAAAACATATTTGTAGAAATGATTGATAACCAGCCTACTGCCTATGATGTACCTAAAGTTGTGGAAGAACTAGAAAAGAAAATGTTTACCGCAGATTTATATGAACATGGATGGGATGGACAGACGGTAGACAATCTCCTTTGTTACGGTGATGTTTACGAAATTGTGAAAGGTGGGTTAGAGGAATGAATAATCAAGAAGCAATAATGAGATTAAGAGAATGCATTGAAGATTGCACAAGTGGCGAAGACGATGTGTACAAAGAAGCTTTTGGAGCTGCCATAGTCTCCCTAGAAACACAGCAAGCCGATATGTGGGTGTCTGTATCGGAACGGCTTCCAGATGAAAATGGATATTATTTGATACAGCAGGAATGCATGATGGAATACATGAGGGTGGCAAGATACACTACTGAAAGTCAGAAATTCAGAACAGCAGAAGTTAAATGTTACTACGAAGATGTAATTGCATGGCAGCCACTGCCGAAACCCTGGAAGGAGGAACAGTAATGAATGAGCTAAATATTCTTGAAAACTTTCTTTATATGATGCCTAAAACATATAGAAATCGTTCACAAAACTGGGTAGTTGTTAGAGATATCCTATTGTCTGGTACAAGCACAGGAGGACAAACCAGTTGCATTAAAAAGTGTAGAGAACTTGGCATAGACCCATATGGTCATACATTTGATTTGGAGGTACGCGCATGAAATACAGCAATGAGATACAGACAGAAGCCATAGAAAGAGCTGCTAAAAGGTTAAATCTTGATACTCATATCACATACTGTGAGTACCAAAAAGACTTATATAACTGGGCAGATAGATTAATGAAAATGTGGTATAGAAAAGGGATGCCATATAAACGTTCCTTCTTGATGTGCGATTCACTGGATGTAAATTTCTTTTTTATGAAAGAAGGCGAAGCTGCTTATACATATGCCGGTTATGCAGATAACAGGGACGCACAAGAGGAAAAGATTGTTGAAGCGTTTAGGATAGCCAATAAGATGCGTGAATATATGCAGGAAGAAGCTGAGAAGCTGATACAGGAGGTGCAACCATGAAACGCAGCAATCCCAGAACTACGGCAGCCATCCGAGTTAAAAGCCAATACCAGAGGAGCATATGGCGAATACATAAAGCATCCAAGCAAAATTAATCCCATCTTTACGGCCAAGCCCTGGTTGGGAGGAAAGGAAGAGAAGAATGGAATTAAAATATAAATTTAGAGCACTTACAAAAGATAACAAAAAGTGGGTATATGGATTACCAATATATGATTACAGATGCGTGGCAGGAA